GGCGGCCGCCAAACCCGCAAAGAGCGGGTGCAGGAAGAGACCTACAACGAGATCGCGATCCTCCGGTCGTCGTATCACACAGTGAACACCGAGAACGGCGAAGGCTACTACGAGCCAGCCATCCTCCGTGACCCGGTCGATGAGGCGGAGAAGGCTCGCCGCGACGCCGAGAAGGCGGAACAAGCCGACAAGGCCAATCAGGACTTCGAGTCCCAGATGGGCTTCACGTGACGAAAGGTGGTGAATCGCCATTCCTCCCTTGACATTGACAGCCGAGGTTGTACTCGATAAGCGATCAGCCACGGCCGCAGCGGATGAAGCTCAGCGCGCGTGGGCTGATGCCGGCCGCAACATCCAACGCGACTTCAACCAGTCGATGTCGGGGATGAACACCCGTGAGCAGTTCCGGCGTGTAGGTCGGGAATCCAGTGCTGCGCTGAGGGATGAGCTCCGATCGGGTTTGAACAACGTCGTCAGTGATGTCACGCGCCAGTTCGGCGCGATGGGTCAGGTGGCTGAGTCGACGTTCGCGGCGATGCCGCGGGGTGCTGCAATGGCGGCGGTGGGCGTGGCTGGTATCGGTCTCGCGGCGGTCGCCGTCGGCAAGCAGTTCTACGATCTCGGGGCCAAGTGGGATGACATCGCGGATGGAATCACGCTGCGCACAGGCAAGGTTGGAGATTCCCTGACCGCCCTCACTGACGCGGTGGGGGACATTGGGTCGGCGACTGCGGCGGACCTGGGTTCCATTGGTGACATCGTCGGGCAGCTCAGCCAGAGCATGCCGGGGATCGCGGCGAACAGCAGTGTGCTGCGGCAGATGGGCTCCAATCTCGCCTACCTGGATGCGAACGGTCAAGCTGTCGACATCCGCGAATTGGGCATGGCGTTCAATGCATTCGGTGTGGATTCCTCTCACGCCGTGACTAGTCTCGATGATTTGGTCCGGGTGTCGCAGGCTACGGGGATCCCGATCAACGAACTGATCTCCACGGTGCGCAATGGCGCCCCGCAGTTCAAGCAGTTTGGCCTAGACCTGGGTGAGGCGACAGGGTTGATGTCGAGTTTCTCGCGGGCCGGTATCGATCCTGGGGTTACGGTGGCGGGCTTACGTCTGGCGCTGAAGAATCTCGGCGACGATGCGCGCGGCGCTGCGCCCGCATTGGCGGACACAATCACTCAAATCAAGGCACTGTACGACGCTGGACAGTCGGGGGCGGCACAGACTTTAGCCTCTGACACGTTCGGCTCCAAGACGTTCACCCCGTTCCTCGATGCGATCGAGAATGGCACGCTCGACGCCAATAACCTCAAGACCGCGCTGGATAACGTCGGTCTCAGTGTCGCTGAATTGCAGGACGCTACCGATGATGGGGCGCAAGGGTTTCAGAAGCTGTGGAACACCATCCAAACCGAAGCCGCCCCCGTGGCCAACAAGTTCTTCACGTTCCTCAACAACGAAGTTCAGTATCTAACCGGCAACCTCACCGACGCCGGAGACAAGCTGAAAGACGTTGCATCCACGCCGATCGACCCGAACTCCGCGCTGGGGAAGATCCTGACTTCGGGTGGTGTCGCGATCCCCGGCACCGGCGGGCCAGGTGTAGGTGTGGCGTTACCGACTGGCATTGGCAGTGGAATTTCACCGATCCCGAGTAGTGGCATGTTGGGGCCCAACGGCTTGCTGGCGCCGAACTGGGGCACCAACCCGGTATCGGCACCGCCGTCGTCCAAGTCTTCGAGTGGGGCGAAACTCCCCGATGCGCCAGTGCTCCCGTATGACACCAGCCTGCCGGGTGGGATCGGCAACCTGCCCCAGACGTCAGCGCTTTACAGCGCCGAATCTGGTTTCCTGGACGCGCGTCACAAGGCCGCTGAGAAGCAGGCCCGGCTCAATCAGCTCGAGCAGTCCAACGTCGCCACCGAGAGGGACATTCAGGACGCCCGCAACGAGGCGATTCAGGCGACGCGCAGCCAGAACGAGGCCGAGGCGCGGATGTGGGACGCAGCCACGAAGAAGGCCAAGGATCAGGCCAGCGCGATGGAAGAGGTCGGCGCGCAACTCGATCAGGACTTCGGCGTGTCGAAGGGTTTGGCGGGGATCGCGGAGAACCTCACGAAGTTCTTGGCCAACCTCGCCTTCGCCCCGGTGTTCGGCGCGTTGGAGGCGGTGAAGAAGTCCGAGGGGTTCGACAAGGACTCGGGCAGTGGCATCGTCGGAATGCTGGGCAATCAAGGGGCGTTCGGTCCTCAGTTCACGCCTCAGGCACGCGCTGCCGCGAACGGGAGTTCATCGCCGGCGCTAGTCCCAATGGCAGCCCCAGGAGGTGCCCCAGGAGGGGCGCCAGGAGCGGCATACCCCGGCGACGCGGCGCTCCTAGCGAACGTCCCCGCTGGACGATACTCACAGACTGGTAACGCTGACCTCGTCAAGGGCTTGGGCGACTGCTCGAGCGCCGTTGAGGACCTCGTCAACATCATGGACGGCCGCCCCACCGGTGGTCGGTCGATGGCGACGGGAAATGCTGCGGAGTGGTTGACCGAGCACGGTTTCCAGCCAGGCATGGGTGGTCCCGGCGACTTCCGTGTGGGCTACAACAGCGGCCACATGCAGGCCACACTCCCAGGAGGGACACCGTTCAACTGGGGAAGTGACGCCTCTGCGGCCCAGGGCGGCGTGGGTGGCACCGGCGCCTTCGACCCGGCGTTCACGGATCACTACTACCGGCCAGCGGCTGGAAATCCGAGCTGGAGCGGTTCCCCTGGAGTGGGAGGGCTGCCCGGCGGTGGTGGCGGGCAAGGGCCCATCTTTGGTGTTTCGTCGGGCCCGGGCGTTGGGTCTGGCGTGAGCCCAGGCGGTGGTGGCACTCCCGGTGTGGGCTATGACCCGATGGCCCTCCTGCCTGGTGCGTCGGTACCGGGCCAGGCGGGTGGCAATCCACTAGGTGGACTAGCTGGCGGCCCAGGAGGTGCACCTGGCGGGGGATTCGGATGGGGTCGCGGCGTCGTCCCGGGCGTGGCCAATCAGGGCGCTGCACCATCACAATCGGTCGCCGGTGGTCGCCAGTTCGGCCAGGGACTCCCCGCATCGGGTGGCATCAGTTTCAACGGCGGAATCATCGGCGCCGCGGCTTCCATGGCGGCAGGCGCGGCGGGCGGCGCGGCGAGCTTCGGCGCGGGCGGTGGTGCGGCGTCTGCGGCGGCCGACATCGGCATGCAGCTCATCGGGCGGGCGATCGGCGCTGGCGGGCAGTACGCCGGCAACGCCGTCACTGGGTTGATGGAGACGTTCGCGCTCAACGACTCAGCGTTGGCTGATCCGGGTAAGTCGTGGCTCGGCCGTCTGGGTATCGCGGCGGCTGGTATGCGTCCCGCTCTGCCCAACACTGCTGGGGCTTTGGGTGGCGAGCAGAACGCCGCGATGGCCGAGGGCGGTAAACCGCAGCCCCCGGGCCCGTTGACGCCCCAGGAGGCATCTGAGAAGCAGGCAGCCGACGCGAAGGGCGGCGGCGACGGCAAGCCGGGAGACACGACGAACATCACGGTCAACAATCAGCGCGCCACCGAGGACGGCACCGGCCGCGATATCCAGGCTTCGCTCGGCGCGAACCAGTCCTCGAAGCAACCGCGATGACCAAAATCGTCTACCCCGCGGGGCCGGTCACTCCTCACGGCCGGTATCACATTCGCAAGGGCGACTTCCCCGACGTCTCCCTCATGTCACCCAACGATCAGATCGTCATCTGGCTCATGGGCGGTCATGCGATCCCCGACCCGTTCCTCTACCCCGAGGTCATTCACGTCACGAAGATGAGTGGCCTGATCGCGCCGTGGGAGACCATCGATCAGCAGGGCGCCACCGAGGATGGTGTGTCGTTCGTCGATGCGCTGTACGGGCCGACCGAGGTGGACGTCGAAGTCAAACTCGTCGCCCGCGACGCCAAACACCTACGCCGTCTGCGCCGGCATCTCTTCGAGTGCCTGGACGTGAAGAGTCAGAGCGAGTTCGGGTTCATGACGCATGAACTGGGCTACTGGTGGGCGCCGATCCGGTGGTGGAAGAAGCCCGACAATCCCGAGAGCGGCCCGCAGCAGTGCACCCAAACGCTGACTCTTCGGTTGCGGGGGGATTCGGGGTTCTGGCAGTCCTTCCCCGACTTGGCGAGCTTCGGGTTCCTGTACGAGGACATGAAGGACGAGTTTGAGATCGACTACTCGGGTGATCTGGGCCCGAATTGGCCGCAGTACTACACCGGCACCGGCACTGGGTATCACCACACGTCGGCGGGTTTGGCTGCGTGGGTGGATGATCCGGATTCGATCTTCTTCACCGGCACCAAACGGGTCATTGCCGGCCCGTACAAGGACTTCGACACCCCGACTGATGATCAGTCGGTCACCATCGAGTTCGCCAACTCGCCCGAGTTCGGCACGGGTGACGGTGCGGCGAACGACGTGTGGGTCCGCATGGGCCGCGACGCAGACGGGAACTGGGACGGCAACGGTGTCCGGGGGCGCATCGGGTGGGGGTACATCCAACTCACCCGGTTCGTGGACTTCGTCGAGACCACGATGGCGCAAACCTTCGAGCTGCTGCCGCCGATCATCGGGGAGAAGCTGACCCTGACGGTCACTGGGCGCAACTTCGCGTTGATCCGGTACGACATCTTCGGCGCCCCGTGGTTGAAGATCTCCTACAACGAGACTGAGGCGGTCTCGCGGATGGGGGCCGACTACCGCGGCGTGGGCTTCGGCATGCAAGCCGGTTCCGCGTTGATCACCCAAGCAACCCCAGCGTCCATCCGCCAGGTCTACACCGCCGCAGGGGTGTTGGACGCATTCAGCACCGTCTACCCCACGGACTTGGGCCCGAACTGGCCTCTGCGGTACAGCGGTCTGAACGACGCCTACATACAGTCCAATGGTGCCGATGCGGTGTGGGTGGACAACTCGGGCACCGGATCCCAAGAGGTCGTCAACGGCCCGTACAAGGACTTCGAGACCGCGACGGACAACCAGGTCGTGTCCATGCTGCTGGGGTCGTTCCCGGAGTGGTCGGTACCCGAGCAGGGCGCCAACGACCTGTGGGCGCGCATGGGCCGCAACCCGGACGGCTCCTGGGACGGCAACGGTGTTCGTGCACGGATTCAGACCGGCGCTGCGTCGTTGACGTGCTTCGTCGACTTCACACCGGTGTGGGATCGCACCGTCAACGGCCTGATCTTCCCCGGCATCGGCACCGTCGCCACACTGGTCGCCGGCTACACGGGAAGTCTGCGGCTGTTCAAGATTCAGATCGGCGGCGCCGCGGTCCTGCAGTACCAGGAGCCCACAGCGACGTCGCTTGTTGGGCCGGACTACCGCGGTATCGGGTTCGGTGTCCGCGCGGCTGGCGCGTTGATCACCCAGGCAACCCCCGCGACGGTGCGACGGGTGACCGCTGGTGACAACGCCGAGGTGACGCAGAGCGGATTCCTGAAGCGCCACAACGGCGGCGACCAGGACGCCTACGACGAATACACCCTGTACGGGCCCGCGACGAAGTTCTTGATCGCCAACGGACCGGGGAGTACGGACATGATCGAGTTCGGTCCGTTGGCGGTGGGGGAGATCGCGCACATCCGCACGGATCCGCGCCGCAAGCAGGTCTTCGACATGAGCGGCGGCACCGAAACCCCGGTCTCGCCGGCACTGTTCGGGGCCAGCCCCACGGACAACATGGCGCGCCGCATGAAGGGCCGGTTCACCACGGACTGCGCCATCCCCGCCAAGGAAGCGGGTATGCGCGTGCCCGAGTATCTGGTGGCGTGCGCAATCCAGGGCGGTAACGCGGACTCGCGGATAGACGCCGCACTCACGCCCCTACGTAGGTACCCGCAGTAATGAGCACCGCGCTCAAGGACCGCGAACTCGTCGAGGTCCTGCACACCAACCTGCGCACAGGCACCCTGGAGCAGAGAGCAGCGGCGGCGCACAAACTCGCCGACATCAAATCGGCTGAGCAGACCGACATCATCGTCACCGTCCACGACAAATACTGGAACCCCGTCGGCGAGATCGGTGATTACGAAGAACTGTCTCTGGACATCCCCCGCAACACCACCCCCACCCTGGACCTGAAACTCAAGGGCGGAGACGGATTCTCCGCCGATGGGCCGATGGCTCCGGATCCGCACATTCCCCGGATGCGGATGTGCCGCAAGGAACTCGTCGGGATCACCGTCGAAGTTGGGGCGATCCGCTGGGCAGGATTCGTCGACCACACGAAGTACTCGTACAAGCAGAGCAAACGCTCGCTGGTGGCGAATTGCCTTGGCATCTTCGACATTCTGAACTACATCTACGTGTGGCCGACATGGTGGCTACCGTTGCAGGCCCAGCCCATTTCCCATGCCGTATTCATTGGCCCGATCGTCAGTTGTATCGAGTCGATGATCGCCGAACAATCCCTGCGGTTGCAGTCGGGGATCTGGGAGTTCGTCAACCAAGCGCTGTCCCTCAACCCCGATATGCGCGCCTGGTTCGGCACCCTGTTGCAGTCCAACGGGAACGTCTTCGAGGCATTGAAGACCCCGATCTACGTGGTGCGCACCCCGTTGCTGAAGGACACCAGCATGTTGGTGGCCCGCACGGTGCGCATGGAGAAGATCGGCGCGGTCATCGAGGACATGACCAAAGCCTACGGTGTCGACGTCCGCATGGACCTGTGGAAGCCCGGCGACCCACAACCCGACCCGTACGCCAACCTGACACTCCCAACCTATGTTGTGACGGTCAAGGATCGCCTACCCACCACGGGACCGACGAACTCGATCCTGGATTCGATCTTCAAAACCGTTGTGGACCTGGGTGGTTCGTTCTTCGGTGAGATCG